ATAAGTATAGCAATGTTTAAGACGCATAACATCGTGTTGCACTAGCCAGTCTTGTTGTTCCTGTTCGCGCTCGGCATATTGCCCTTCGGCTTTAGGATAATGACTCTTTAGAATATTGGTTGCAAGTTTATCATCGCCTCGCTTCACATGATACTGTGCCTTTTCAATGTCACTTCTATTTGCTGCACAGTTGATGTAGTATTGTTCCTGTCGGTCATGCACGTTGCTACCTATGACTAGGTAGTCATGCTCTTGTTGTTCAACAGGACATACCTTACTCAACCATAGTTGTTGGGCGCACCAGTCACTGTATGTTCCAAGCGTAGACTTACTTACCCGAATCATCTTGTCTGATTCAGGTGTCCATGTGTAGGTCGATTCTTTATTCAGTATGCCCATCTAATACATCTCCACTATTTAATTTATAGATTGCAGGTTGTTGTTCTGAATCACCACCAATCTCAGTCACAGTATATCGTTGGTCATGTGACTTCGCGTATTTATTGTTGGCTTCTTGATGAGGGATTTCTTTCTGAGGTGGTTTGACTGTTGGAGTAATCAAACTATCCATCAGTTGTAACACTTGTTGTAATGCCTCACGCACCAACACCAAATCATCTGGGTTCACTGCACCCTCTACTGCTTCACGCAGTCGTGCATTCTCTTCTTCTAAACTCTTTACATCATCTGCTATTGTCATTCGCTCACCTCATCAAGTAGTCCTTTGATTTTATTTTGAAACCACAGCCCCCAGTTTCTATCTAATGGTGGCTCACTATTAATCAATTCACGCAACTTCACCTCAAGCATTTGCTCTCGTGTGCGTAGCCGCTGAATGTAGATAGCCCCATCCAACAACTCATGTTGTAGATGTTCCAACCATTCATCGTGGTTAAGGTCATCACGCACCATTGTTTTGCCCTCATACTTCTTCACGATTGATGCCTTCTTAGCCCTCGCTTGTATCAATTCGCATACTTCATCTTCAATGCGACTCATCATATGTTCCCCCTGTATTTTCGTGGCTCTCCACCCAAACCTACACTCTCCATAGTTACAGGTGTTGGCTCAAACAAATCAAAGTAGTCGGTCAATTTTGTCTGACCTTTGATGGGAAACTTAAACCCAAACTCTTCTAATGTTGTCTGTCTTGTCTTAGGGAGACCACACTCACAGCATGGTTCACTTGTCATTACTTCTTTCTTAGGCTTACCCATAAACCTATTCCATATCCATTTCTTCTTATTCATTTTCATTCACTTCCAATTTTATTTTATGCCCACACATAGGACATTGTAGTATATCATTTCGCCCTTTAACCATCAATGATTCAGGGTCATTTTGTAATCGTGCCTCAAGACATTCGCCTCGTTGCCAAGCATCACACACGTTTTTATTCGGTACACCTTCAGGTATTTTCCCGTAGGGTGTTTCATTTAATTTCCTTGCTTTGTCTGTCATGCTCCTTCCCCCATATCTTCGATGAACCTATCAGCCCACCAATCTTGATTCAAGATGCGTGAATAGACATAACCCACCTTCATCCAATGCCACTTCTCCGGGTCTATTCCAATTCCATTGAGTTCATCCCTCATCTTTTCAATGCACAAGCAAGGCATTCCCATCTCATCATCACAATCACAATCCATATCAATCACCAGTACCCTATCGGTTTGTACTCGTCCGTTACTCTTTTCAAATCCCAATCAAGTACATCATAGATGAGCCGTAATTTGTCACGTATCATCTTGGTTATAATTACCTCGGTGTTGATGGTGAAATCTTTTATATCATCTACATCTCGGTATGCAATAACATCAGTTTGGGGGTATCCATCTGGTGTGTCAGATACGTAAGTCCATGCTACACTGTCACCTGATACGAAGGGTTCTTTTGGATTAGTATGCCAGTTATAGTACCGAGCAGCCTTAGCATAACCACCTGCAATTTTAGGATAATGTTTGTTTGGATTATGTGTTGTTGTTTCACTAACCTCAATGTTCTTTTTAATTCTAGTGCGTACTGATAAGTCCTCAATTGATGTGTTACCACTACGAATTGACTTACAACAACTAGATACTATATTACCAATCGCTATTTCAGACGCACCATTACTTAACATGGTTAATACAGTTCGTTGAAGGTTTGCTGCTGTTGGTGCAGTGCTACTGTGTTTCATTTCAAATCCCGATACCTTGAGTCGCCCTGCATCTTTTTCTGGCCACTGAATAGTACCTGCGTATCTATTCTTAACATCACCACAGAACCAGTAGGGCATCCATGCCTCAGGTTCTGCAATGAGAGATAGGTTACCTGTTTCCTGTTGCATGACTGATGTTAATACTTTAGCCACCGTATCAATTTGGTCTAACGGACACTTGACAAAACAACTATCGGTGTGACCAAACAATACTTCATGACCCATACTGTATGCATACTCAGCCATTGTTTCAACAGCGTGTCTGCCTTCAGTAAGAATGGTGTCTGCTAGAACTGGGTCGGCCATACCATGCCCCAATGTTTCAGCGGTGAGTCCATACAGTGAAGCCATCACACGTTTGACTGCCTTCTCTAACCCACCCTCACCTGCATCCTTGAATGCCTGTCGTTCCTCAAACAAGTATTCAATGATGGATGGTAAGATACCTTGTGGTTCTTGCTCCCATTGTGTGCCATTAGATAGTTCACGTAACCCATGTGCTTCAATGCCATCAGTAGGTTCTCTGCGTGTAGTCCAACATAGATTGTTGCCCAACATGATTGATGGGTACAACCCCTTGAAATCCACAACCAATACCCCCTCATGAAGGCCGGGTGTAGGCTCCATCACCGTTGCACCCTTGAGGTCACCGCGCTGTCGGCGGCGAGATGCGTGTCGTGTTGGGAACTTCAAGTCGGTACGGCGACACACTAATCCTCGTGCGAAGTTACCCACGTTGTAGGTGGATGATAATGTCACACCACAGAATCTAACCATGTTGATAAAGAAATCTGAACATCTAACATACTCATCACAGGCCTTCATTAACTTTACATCTTGAAAACAGTAGTCAGTTAAACGCTCATAGTTTTCCTGCCAGTCGTTAGACAAATCAACATCATCTTTCTCACCTAGACCAAACAACAATCCAATGTCATTTAATTTACGTGATGGTAACTGACCGTTACCACTGTCCATCCATACACGTTCTATACCTGTGCCTGATGTGCCGGGTGCTGCTGTGTCCAGTACCCATCGACCTCTGATTGGTTGCTGTGTGTATTTGTATGAGTCATATCCTTCACGTAACTTACTGACTGATTGGATAGGAGATAGACGGTGGTAGTCTTTGAATCGTCTAACCATGTGTGGTATGTCAGCCCACATAGCAGCGTGTGCTATCAGCATATCAAAGTCCATCTCCTCAATGTATTGAATGACTGCCTCATGGACTGCCTCTTCACTACAATAGATATGAGATACATACCCGTCACGATAATCAACTTCATATTCTTGCTGACCCTCACGCCATCCAAAACATACACCTTCGTTAGTGAATGAATCTAATGCTGCCCAACACTGGGTAAAGTCATTACTATCGTCAGGATTCCACTCAATATCAAACCAACATTTACGAGGCTCCCAATCGGGCATTGTTTCCACGTTGTCAATCAAGAATCTATCTGCTACCGGGACATCTGCCTCATAAGTTTCCTCAAAGTGTCCTCTCATACCATACATATCATTCTGTGAATGTGCTGCAACCTTAACTAGTTCCTTCCCATCAATGCTCTGCGCTCCAGCAGGTAGTATCTGAGCCTTAGAGAACTCCTTTATCATTTCAAGTATATGTGGGTTAGGATTTTCTGATGTATCAGGAACCCAAAAATATGATGTGAATACATCGTGCGTATGTTCTATGAGGTTGCCATCAGGGTCACGGTATCGTGTATAGATACCAGTGCTACCATCATTGTTATAGATTTGTTCAACAATCATGCCTTCACCTCATTCTGTGAGGTCTTGGTCAATGACAACAAGCAAGCAGTGCTTCTCTTGATGGTTAAATACCAATACATTACTGTTGCCTGTATATATCTCAGCGTTACCGGATGGCAAACATGATACTACATCAGGGAACCAAGGCCCAAACGCAGTTTTATAGACTTCATCTGTTGAAGCACTGCAATCCTTGACTGCAACTGTATGGAACATTTGACCTGTCACACCACTACCAGTGTGGATTACTACCTCTTTGTTGCTTGGTATAAATGATAGATGGTATGGTTTATCTGCCCCCACCACTTTACCAAGAGATGATACTGTAGATAGGTCATCAACATTAACAACTGCATTACAAGACAAGTCTTTATCCACCCACTTTGCCCACCCATTATCGTTAGCATCATCAACTAATTTCATTGCTGTTGCTAATGACTTAGCCGATTTAATTTCTTTAGTTGGTGGTAATGTTACAACACTTTTCCCACTTGATAACTTTAACTGTCCAATAGAACCATCACGTTCCTGTTGATACAACTCAACCTTTTCTCCGGTGCTAGCGCGTAAGAATGCCAACACCTTTGTTAGGTCTGCAATAACAATAGCACCTCCTTCTGTTTGCGATACGGTAATCTTCTTGGTTAGGAAATGAGTTGGCGCAGCCACCCCACCTACCAATGAGTTATCCTTTACATCAAGGCGTAGGTCATCTATACCCGGCCCAAACGATGATAAGAAGTTCGCTAGTTCGTTTCTATTCAATTCACATTTCGTCATAATAATCCATCCTTCAATTCTTTAAGTCCATACCATTCAGGTTCGCCACCCTTACGAGTCATAGCGATTGTTCGCTTCTGTCCTTGCAATGCTATGTTAGTATTCTCTTTCCAAAACTCCACAGTATAATTTGTAGTGCCAGTTTTCTGTCCGTCATCATCTAATACATCTTCACGGCGACACCATAGTATCTGCTTGAGGTTCGCATCAGTATTCTTTTCCCAGTCAGGTTTCCATGAACCAGTCTGTTCGTTACGGAATACCTCTGGTTTCAAATGAGTTTCCCAAAAGACCTGAACACCAAGTCGCATAAGTTCACGACAAATGGCAGTCAATTGGTGGAACCTAGTGGAACGGATAGACCAGTTCCATTGGTTACCTACCAATCTGTTAGGGTCTGATGCCTCAATACCATCCTTTGCTTTTCCAAGTTCAATGACTTTCATATTCACAATACATACAGTATCCCACTGGTCAACTGCAGTCACCAAGAACTTGGCAAGTCGTGGTCCTTCATATCCTGTCTGTGATTGTTTATGTGCTTGCTTCACAGCATAGCGACCAATCTCCATGACTCGGTCATGTGTTGCGGG